CGATTTAGATGCAGAGGTATCTGCATTTGAAACTATGTGGGGTAGAAGTCCTACGCTTATCGTAGTAGATAACCTTATGGACATTGCTGTTGATGGTGGCGAAGAGTTTGCTGCTATGCGACAGGTTATGAAAGAACTCAAGTATCTTGCAAGAGATACCAATGCATGTGTACTAGTGTTACACCATACTAAAGAAGGTGCTCAGGGTTATCCATGTCAGCCACGCTCAGCGTTGCAGGGTATGGTTAGTCAGGTACCTGCTATGGTATTGACAGTAGGACAGATGATGCAGGGACCAGATGCATACCTATGCGTAGCCCCTGTTAAGAACCGTTATGGTAAAGCAGACTTTACTGGTAACACATATGTATCTTTATCTTTTGACCCAGCCTCTATGTATTTAGAAGATGTGGTCAGAGACTATAGACAAGTGGAGATGAAAGTATAATGCCAAAGTTTGAAATCACACTAGAAAAAAACAAAGTAGTTGTTATCCGTGCATCTAGTATAGATATTGCACGTGAACGTGCAGAGAAACTAGAAGCAAATGGATGGGCAATTGCAATCATTACAGAGTTAGATAAGTAATGGGTAGCGCAGCCAAAGCAAAAGGCTCAGGAGCAGAGCGAGATGTAGTTAAATACCTCAAGCAATGGTTCCCTTATGTAGACAGACGCTTGGCTGGTGCAACCCTAGACAAAGGTGACATCTCTGGTATTCCTGGTGTTACCATTGAGATAAAAAACCACGCCAAGATGGACTTGGCGGGTTGGACAGAAGAGTTGATAGTCGAGATGGCTAACGACAACGCATGGACAGGTGTGGTGTGGCACAAACGGAAGGGTAGGGGAAGCCCTGAAGATTGGTACTGCACCATGCCTGGCTATGTGTATGTAGATTTATTAAGGAGAGCAATTGGAAAGGGACAAGCCTGACATTGGTGAGTACCTCCACTACATAGGCGCCACCGTGCCTGCTATAGGCAGCGGTTGGCGCAAGATGAAGTGCCCGTTTCATATAGATTCACATGCATCAGCAGCAGTAAACTTTGATAAGAACGCCTTTATCTGCCACGGTTGTGGAGTTAAGGGCGATACTTATTCCCTAATTATATACAAAGAAGGTGGTGATTATCGTGAGGCTGTCAAATTCGCAGCGTCAGTTCTTGCTTCAGGCAACACAGAGATACGCAGCCAAGATAAATCTCGCAGAAGATTATCTGGCAAGCCGTCAACTCTCGGTAGAAGAGGCAAGCATCTTTCATCTGGGGGTGGTAGACGAACCGCTTCCAGGTCATGAGCCTTACAAAGGTAGACTTGCTATCCCATACATTACACCATCAGGTGTAGTTGATATTAGATTCCGTTCACTGCATGGTGAAGACCCTAAGTATATGGGTCTAGTAGGTGCAAAGACTACAATGTTTAATACACAAGCATGCTTTGTTGCAGATAAATACATTTGCGTCACCGAAGGTGAGTTCGATTGCATCATGATGAGTGTCAAAACCTCACATCCTACGGTAGGTATTCCTGGTGCAAACAACTGGAAACCTCACTATAGTAAGATTTTAGATGACTTCGATGTGGTCATAGTCCTTGCAGACGGTGATGCTGCAGGGCTAGAGTTCGGTAAGAAAATCAGTAGAGAGTTAGGTAATGTCAACATTATCAGCATGCCTGATGGCGAAGACGTCAATAGCATGATGATTAAACAAGGAAGTGAGTGGCTAGATGAGCGAATCAGAGAGTGCGTTACCCCCGCTTGACCATACGTTTTGGGAACACATAGAACATTTAGACTTTGCTATTGGTATTCCAGTATCAGAAGATAGATTGTTAGATGTTATCGGTGCACTGCATGACATCTATGACACCCTTGTAAAGGGTGATTTAGAAGATGCTAAGATGTGTACTACAGCATTGGCTGCTATCCTAGTAGCCAGCAAGTATGGCAAAGCAGAAGAAGTATGGGCTGAGTTTTCAGTCAAAGAAGCCATGACTAACTTCGATAACCACATGAAAGAGATACTCGATGAAGAATCCTGATGACGCTAAAGTCATTGTAAATCACCTACTTCAGACACTTTATGATAAGCATGCAGACTATGGTCCTATGAATATTGCAGGTGCACCTGGTGGTCCAATGAATGGATTACGTGTGCGCATGTATGACAAGTTGGCTAGACTTAACAACCTGTTAGATACAGGCGACACGCCAAAGTATGAATCATTAGAAGATACACTACTTGACCTTGCAAACTATGCCATAATTGGACTGCTTGTCCAGCGTGGACAGTGGGAGGGAATCCCTAGCAATGGAGAATAGATGTGAAACGAGTAGTCGTATTGAGCGATTTACAGATACCGTACCAACACGATAAAACTGTAGATGCCACATTAGAGTTTATCCAAGACTATAAACCAGATGAACTCTGGTGTGTAGGAGATGAACTAGATGCACCAGAACCATCACGTTGGAACAAGGGTATGGCAGGAGAATATGCTGAGACCCTACAAGATAGTATTGATTTAACGCACGACATTATGGCTCGTTACCGCAAGGCTCTAGGTAACAAGCCATTTTACATTCAACGCAGTAATCATACTGACCGCATTGATACATACATGCGCAAGTATGCGCCAGCCTTTATGTCACTCAAGTCATTAGAGATTGAGGAACTACTAGGCTACGGCAAGTTAAAAATTAATTACTTACACAAGATGCATGAGTTGTTACCTGGTTGGGTAATGGCACACGGAGATGAAGGAGCACTTAACCGTGCACCAGGGGCTACTGCATTGAACTTAGCAAAACGTTTAGGTAAATCTGTAGTGTGTGGACACACGCATCGTGTTGGATTACAACATGAGACCACAGGATTTTATGGGAAAACCAGTACTTTATACGGGTTAGAGGTGGGGCATATGATGGATGTCAAGCAGGCTAGTTACCTCACATCAGGCTCTGCCAACTGGCAGCATGGTCTTGGTATCCTTGTTGAGCACAACCGTAAGGTTACACCGTTTGCAGTTCCAATTGTAAATGGTGAGGTAATTATTCCATAATGAATTACATTGCTGAGTACAACGAGTTAGTACAGCAACTCTCATCTGAATATTCTAAGCGTTATAGTATGTTAGAACGTGATGATATAGGACAAGAGTTGTGGGTGTGGTTTGTTAGCCATCCCCGTAAGTACAAAGAGTGGTCTGCATTAGAACAAAAAGACCGCGATAAGTTAATTGCCAAGTCACTTCGTAATGCTGCGCTTAAGTTTTGTGAGCGCGAGAAGGCTAAGAAAACAGGTTATGATATATCAGACCTGTATTACTATGACCTTTCTGTAGTAGAAGCATTCTTGCCTTCTATCATTGGGGAATCTTATGAGATTCCTACAAAAATTCAAGACCTTAATGCTAAGTTTGGTAGTGGTGCAGCATCAGATGGCAACAACTGGTTGTCATTGCGCTCAGATATTGCATCTGCATTTTATAAGTTAACAGATGCTAAGCAAAATATATTAAGGTTGCGTTTTAGTATTGACTCACCTGACTGGACATTGCTATCTAAAGATATGGATAGCACACCAGATGGTGCGCGTATGAAAGTACAACGTGCACTTAACTCATTGGTTAAAAACTTAGGAGGCTGGAAGCCTTACTATGAACCAGACCAAGAAACAGAAGTAAGTGAACGACCTCAGGGGTGAGCCAGCATTCGCATGCATATGCGGATGTAAGATGTTTAGAGTTACCGTTATGTGGGATGAAGAAACTAGAGCAGTTGGCTGGTATGATTTAGCCCAAGAATGTATAGAGTGTGGAACAGTTACAACTGCACCTACTGAGATAGATGGAGATGATTGTGCCTAACTATGATTACAAATGCGACCTGTGTAATATGACGCAAGAAGTTTATCGTGAGTTTGGAGATGACAGGGAACCAACCTGTTGTCAAATGGTAATGACTAGGATATGGACTTCGCCACCTGTAAAGTTTAAGGGTGGCGGGTTCTATAGCACAGGAGGATAAGCAATGAAATGGATTATAGTCTTTGTACTATATGTAGGATTTACAGGTTTAATCATATCCTTTATGATGGGAGCAAGTCGCAAAGACAATACGTCACGTGACACTAACAGTTAAAGGAAGCCATAAAATGTACGCATTCAGAGAAGAGGCTAACTGTGCAGACACAGACTCAGAGGCTTTCTTTACAGTAGAGAAAACCAGTACGTACACAGATATAAAGATGCTGCGTAGGATATGTGGCAACTGCACAGTAGTAGACCAGTGCCTAGACTATGCCCTTAAGCATGAGGTACTAGGGTATTGGGGCAATACCACTGAGTTTCAACGCAAGAAGTTACGAACTAAACTGGGTATAATTCCACGCCAGTTGCACCTAGACTACAATTAAAAGCAGAAAAGACCCCCGCCAGGTAGGTTAATGTACCTGAGCGGGGGCTTTAATGTCTCTACGGGGCTGCTAGACCCCTTAAAAGGGTATTACTTTACTTGCATTGCCTTGCCTGAACCACGTCCAAAGGCTGTTTCATTTGGGTCAAGAGCCTTAAGAACTGGACCAGCAACTGCTGCAACTCCTGCCATAAGTAGTGCCTTAGGGTCAGTAATTCCAGATAGGTATAGGGCTAGGACTGCTGCAATTGCTGCACGTACATATGTTGCTGTAATTGCTTCTAACTTTTTCTTGTTCATTTGTTCTCCTTCTTTTTAGGTGCTGGCTTAACTGCTGCCTTTACCTTGTTGATGGTTGTTGGCTTGCCTAACCAAGGAAACCAAAGAGAAGTGTCTTCTCCACAGGTAACCTTGATTGATATATGTAAATGCTTGTTGTGTTGGTTGATTCCCTTGTACTTAAGTTCACCATTCTGAGAAGACCAAATCTTTCCCTTAAATATCAGGTACTTAACTCTGTCATCTTTTTGTAACTTCTTATAGATATCAACACAATCAATCCCATTTACTGGGTCATGAGTTAAGTCAACTGCATATCCTGTGTTGTGGTCTGAATTAGGGCTTTGTGCAATGTGTGCCTTAGATGGAAGTAATCCATCAGATGCTTTATTTCTTTTAGGAAATAGTGCTGTTGCTTGTCGAAGCACTGCTTTGGCTGATGGTGCTGCTGTTCTTGCAATCATTCGTCTTCATCTTCCCAATCACTAGGATTTATATTAGGTGTTACTGGGTCCCACATTGGCTCAGGTAATATGGTTGTGTATCCCATTACTTCTTTACCATTTCGATAACTAATTCGTGAAGCATTTCAACTTTTTGTTCCAGTCTCGCGACAGAATCTTTGAGGCTTGAGCCACCATTGGGCTTAAGTTCATATAGATAGTGCTTGACTAACCATCTAACTGCACCGCTGAAAGCGGTTACAATTGCAATAATAGATACGATTAGTCCTGCCCAGTTTGCTGGTGTCATTCTTTGCGCTCCTAGGAGTTATAGTGTTCGGATGGTTAGATAAGCAATGCCACCAAACCCAGAGAATCTTTTATCTCCAGAGGTTTGGTTGTTGAAACTAATTGATTCAATCAGACCGATGAATGATTCACCAGTTCTGAAATCGTCAACACGAATAGAGTCACCAGCATTTTCTAGTGTCTCTAAATTTCCAAGACGGTCATATGCAGAACCAGTATGTCCAGTTTGTACATTAAATCTATCCTTCTCGTTGTCAAAGCAAGCAAGTGGATATTGAATGATGCGCTGGCGTGGCACTGCGGGTAACGACTTGAGTTGGTAGCCATCAAAGATGGCACCCAATGATGTGTTTGTAGTGTTATGTGAGATAGTAAACTTAAAAGACATATACTCTTGAGCACCTACTGGGTAGGATACGTTTACCTCAGGAACAAAGTCTCCCTTTGCAAAGTTACCAATAGTTCGTGCGGTTCCCATTGTGTCAATAGACTCAATAGTTAATCCACCATTAGTGTTGTCTACTAAAGCCTTCATCACCTTAAATACTTTAGGCTCAAGTGTTGAGTATCGAATACGACCAGTAGTGATATAACCCGAAGAAACTAAAGTGCTTGCTGATTCAAGATAGGTGGCTCCATCAGTTACATTGTATGCTGTAGCAAACGCAAGACGATTGGTAGTGCCTAGGAAAGCAAGAGCGGTTGTATAGTGTTCTCCAGTTTGAGTGCTGAACAAGTCGTTTGCATAGGCAAAACGTAGTGGTTCAATCTCAGAACCTAAGTCAATTCGGATTGTTCCTGCGTCCGCTCCAACTCCAGTAGAGCACCAGATAAATCTATCTCTTCCAGCAAAGTCGTAGACTGGTTGTGATGTTTCAAAGATTAAAGGTCCATAGTTAAGTGAACCATCTTGGTCTGAAACAATAGAGGCGCGAACGCCTTTGTTAGTTCCAATCATCATATAACCAAGGTAGTAGTACAACTTCTCAACTATTTCACCAGCAGGTAATTCTGCTGCTACTGCAGGAGAGGTTAGTGTTGGCATAGCACCAGATGTATTAAGTGTATACTTTTGAATAGTAGAATAAATACCTGAGTGACCAGCAGTATATATAGCGGGACCAGATGCAGCCACAGATGTGTAATGATAATTAGCGTTAGGAGAAGTAGTGTATATAGGACTTGGAAGTGAAGTAGCAGTAGTTGTTAATTCATAAACCTGGTTGTTTACACACAAAATAATACGGTCTTTAATAAACTCCATAGTTGCATATTGAATTTCAATACTACCGCTTTGAAACATTTGGGTCACATCACCTGTAGCAGATGGATTAGATGAGCCAGTAATTGAGTCGCCAGTTAATGGCTTCTTAAACATAGTTAAACGCTCATTGCCCCCAACTGTCTTGTTGGTTACCCAGTAAGCGTTGACTCCGTCATCGCAAATAGCAAATACTTTTTTATCAGTTCCAGATAAGTAATCAACAAAGTGGACTACTGAATTTGTAACACCAGTACCTACTGGAGATACTGCAGTAGATGCTACGTTAGTAGCAGTTTTAGCGTAAGTAAAAGTAGTAGTTGTTGGCACAGTTGTGATGCGGTAAGAACCATTGAATGTTGCATCAACACCTGTTATTACAATCGTCATACCTACAGCAAGTCCGTGCGCTGTGCTAGTTGTAAGTGTTGCTACGTCAGTAGTTAAAGCCTTATTCGTAATTGAAACGGTAATTGATGGCTGAATCTTATCAACATCAAACTCATCGTGTAGCAGTACAGCATTTATTCCACTCCATTGAATAGAGCGCATATGTTGATTAGGGTGTTGATGGTCTGTGCCAACTACGGGACCAGTAGTATTGTGAACATTAACAACATCTTTAAGTAGGGTTGCTTGACCCTTAGTCCAGACATCTACACCCTTACTATCTGCAAAGCGATAGGAGACAGTCTCACCTGCTGATGGGTCATAGAAGTTAATGCCAGTTCCATTATGAAATGATGATTGTGAGCGAAGCCACCAACCAGTAAGCGTTTGCTCACCTGGTTCTGTGGATTGGTCAATCTGTTGCTTGCGATACTCAGCAGTTTGACGACGATAAGGAGTCTCATCTGTAGCATAGATAAAGAATGGAAGTCCATTGACAGACAAGTCATAGGCTGCGCCTGTAACCGTGTAAGTCTTTACACTGTTAGGATTAGATAGTGGAAACGGTAAACCTTCCGTAATATCATCACCATATGGCATTAACTACTCCTTTGATTGTTGTTGTAACTTCTTTTTCATTTCAACCATACCCCAGTACAGGCTGTAATAGTCGTGGTCTAAAGCAAATCGTTTCATATGTGCTGCAATGATTCCTGTATGTGCGTGAACAGGAATGCCAGCACGATAAACCTTGTTGAAGAAGACAATATCCTCACCAACAAAGTTATCTCCCAATCCTTCTTGCTCTGCAAAGAGTGACTGATTAGGGAACATCTCACGTAGTTTTACAAATACGCTACGGTGCATAATTACTAAACCCATACCTGCCGAGTCAATCTTAATGAGTTGATTCTCAGGTAGTGGATGGATATGCTGGATAGCATTATCTGTTACGCGATTAAAAATACAAGGAACTGGGGAAGCAAGGCTTCCTTCTCTTTCCTTTGAGATAAAGTAAACGCCACTTACAATTGGGCGATGCACTGCATCTGCTAAGTCCCATAGTTGGGCAATCATATTGATGTCAACTACAATGTCAGAGTCAATCCATAGAATCCAATCGGATTCAATCTCATCAATCCAATGGTCTGTCAACGCTTGACGTTGACGACCAATCTGGTTACCCTGCACACGTAGTGTGTGACTAATAGGGATTCCATTAACTGGTGCTTGTACACCAATAGCCATCAATCCTTCTGTAAACTTTCCATCTACTATACCATTATCGCACCAAGCGATAGTAAGTGTTCCTTTACCCTTAGGTGCTGGTGCTGGCTTGCCTATTACTGGTTTGTTATACTTAGACATTTTGTCCCCTATTGTCTACCATTTGCCCAACGGGCAAGTTGCTGGTTGTAACTTAGTTTTCATATACATAAAGCATCCACATTTTTTACAAGTAGAGGTTAACTCTACCAATTCTGGACAGGCTTTGCAGGTATTAAATCTACGTTCTGCCTCTTCTGGTGTTGCTCTGGGAGTGCCATTAAACATATCCCAAGGCTTTACATCGTCACTCATTTGTCCCTTTCTTAATCAGATTAGCAAGGTGGAGGGCTTGGATACCCGCTTGTTGAACAGGCAACTGTCTCTGAACACTCACCAGTAAAAGATACGTCTGAGGTTGTAGTGAAGGACCCACCAAATGCAGTGGTGCAATACCAGGTAGTTGCTGGTGGTGGTGAAGAGCAAGCCTGAGACTCTGTTTCAGTTGTTGATGAAGTCTCTGTATATGTAGAGCAGTCAGATGCTGTACAAGTTCTTGTGCCATTTACAGTACGAGTACGACTCTGAGTATTGTTCACACAAGCAGAATAAGCAGACCATTCTCCGTATGTATAACTCCAAGCACCACAAGTAGGTGTACAAGTTGGTGGCGTTGGTGGTGGAGTAGGAGGTGGCTCGGGAGGTGGGGGTGCTGGTGTTACCGTTGAGTATCCTGCAGCAATTACGCCATATAGAAAATGTGACATTAGGCTGACAAATCTCCAGTAGCAATGAATGTATTACTGGCTGTGCAAAGCAAAGCAGCAACTGAGTACTGTGCTCTTAGCACCAACCCTGGGGTTCCAGTAATTGTAGTTCCGCTTGGTGTAATTGTACAAGCACCTGAACCTAAACGAGTAAGATAGATTACATCTCCTGCAGAGAATACTCCAGAAGGAACTGTAAGGTTTGCAGTAGATGATGAGTTAATAATAACCATCTTAGACTTATCAGTTGCAGTTAGTGTGTATGCTGCAGTCTGAGGGTTAGTAGCAATGCTTACTGTTGGTGTAGTCAGAGTCTTGTTGATAAGAGTCTCAGCGCCAGCAAGAGTTGCAAAATCATTATCAGATAGTGCTGTATTAAACTGTGCTGTAGTACCAGTCAATGTATTGGATGTTAGGTTAACGGTCTTGCCAGTTAAAGTCTCAGTTCCAGCCAATGTAGCAAAGTCACCATCTGTTAAAGCAGTATTAAATTGAGCGGTAGTACCTGTGACCGTGTTGGAACCAATAGCAATAGTCTTGTTGGTTAGAGTACTAGTAGATGATGCAGTAATAGTTCCATCTGCTGCAGTATTAAAGTAATCTAGGTCATTAGATGTAAGTACGTGTTTGACTGTTGCTCCACCTGAGTGGGCAATAGCAGATGTTCCAGCACGTCCACGGACGATTGTTAGTGTATCTGAGGATACTTCAGTAACAAAGACAATCTCTTCAAGTGCTGTGTCTGGGTCAAGTGCGATTGTAAACTGGTCAACGTTGCCACCTGCTAGGGTAACTCCACCCATAAGGGTAGAACCTGTTCCAGCAGCAACAGTAATGCTAGTAGCAGAGGTTGATACACCTGCTGCAAGAGTAGTTTCAATAGAAGTCGAACTAAATTTTCTAGTCATTTATTTATCCTTAGCGGTTGTAACGAATCTTGGTTGGGAACTTGCCTTGCAACTTGCCAGCCTCTTCATTAAGACGCTGTTGATATAGAGCAAAGATGTAACGAGATGCAGATGTACCAGCAGTAGAAGGTAACTTAGAATCTGCTGTGTCAGCCTCTGCTGAGGCTAAGTTAATACGTCCTGGGTCAATGTATGAAAGCAGACGATAGGCTGCGCCAAGGGCTACAACATCTCTGCAAGATTCAGTTAGACCAGTTACTGTTGTGAACTCATCATTGTTATCAACAAGTAGTGATGGTTCCTTCGTGTAGTACACCTGAACCGTACGACCTGGAGTGATGCCATCATAGACAGTAATAGTGTGACCTGATGTGAATGCACCAGTGTTTGCCATTGGGTCTGGTCGCCAACGCTTTACTGGGTACCATTCCTTAGATGAGCCAACTGATTGCCACGATACTGATAGTACTTCTTCTGCATTAGCAGGTAGTGTGTAAGTATTGACTACACCATTGAATGTAAAGGTAGTAGATGCGGTACCCCACAACTTAGGAAACAATGAACCGATTGTATCGTTGATTGCTTTCTTGATTGAAGCACGTGGGAAGGTTGGAGATAGGATTACAGGTGCAAACTTTGCGTGAGATGCAGCCTCAGTTCCCTGGAATCCACGACCAAAGCCCGAAGGAATTACGTTGAGTGTGCTAGTTGTCTTATCAAATGAATCTATATAAATAAGTTCATCATCAATCTCAATAATACCTTTGGATAAGTTATCTTGTGAGCCTACCTTGATAGAAATATCTGTTGCGTTAATACCGCCTTCTGGGTTAGCAACGCTAGGTTCGTTAGCAACATAGGTAATACGGTCTTGGTTAAGGGTATAACCTTGCAGGTTTGCCTTAACTTCATCAACTAAGTCTGATAGTGTAGCCACTAGATAACCTCTTCTTCATCTGGAGTAACGATTCCTGCTCTGTCAATAGTTCCATTAGGAAAGGCTGAGTCATCCCACTCTGCTGTGTTAGGGTCGCCATCAATTTCAATAGGCTCACCTAGTAGCACACCATTGACTACAAGCCCTTGGGCTAGGTAGACTTTGGTTTCATTACCAAACTCATCTGTTACTACTTCAATATCGTAACTGCGTAAAGTACCCATAATTAGTCTCTTCCATTAAAGTAGTTAGTGATGTCTGCAATGTTTTTTATTGTTAGCGTATTGCGGAATATGGCTGCACCAATGAACTCCATAAAGGCATAAGTACTAGCAGTAGGTGAGATTGCACCTATTCTTAAAGGATTTATTGAACCAACTGGCGTAGTTATTGTACTTATACTTGCAGTAGTAGCAGTACCAGCATTTTTAATTAAACTAATTAAATTAGTTGAACGGTCTACGATTGCTACGTGAGTATTAAGAACACCATTTACCCAACCTGCAGGAATAGATGTGCTATCTGTAGCAGCAACTGCAGCAGTTCCACTTACTCCAGAGTAAACTCTATTTACACCACCAGATTGTGATGTAACAGCAAGCCAATAACCAGGTTCAACTGTTCCAGCAACAATGGTACGATTTCCAATAAGCGCACCGCTTATTGCTGTATCCCATTGTCTGTGAATTACAAGATAGGTAAACGAATCAGTAGCACCAAAGTTCAAGAAGTCTGTAGTGCTATTGCTAAAGGTGTTAGTTGCTCCTGGGTAGAGGTAACCAGCATCAATAACACCAGCACTGCGGAATGTGCTACCAGAACGGTTGATTGTTACAGTGGCACCATTAGTTGAGGATTCAGTAAATGTTGTCTGGTTAAGGCTGGTGATGCTGTTCTCAAAGTTAGCATCGAAGGCTACTGTGCCGTTGATACCGTTGAGTACCTGTGCGCGGAAGAACTTGCCACGGGATACTCCACCACCTTGACTATTTGAGCCAACCGCAAGAATCGCTGTTCCAGAGTAAATACTGGTTACTCCAGCAGTAGTTTGAGTAGTTCCTAATTGAGTCCAAGTAATACCGTCATCTGAAGTATAGAAAATAACATCGTTACCTGATGCTCCGTTGTCTACATCAAGGGTTGCACGAATCCACTTTGTAGAACCATCTGTTATTCCTGTAGCAACTGATGATGTTTTAGTTATTGCAGTGCTTCCGTTTGTCGTCCAATAAAAATAAACTTTCCCATCAATACCAATTTCTAAATCATAAGAAAGTTGTCCAGTTGCCCATTTGCCTAATAAAGTATTTGCAGTAGAAGGTGTCCAGTCATCTAAGGCAACCTTCACACGTAGGTCCAAGTCACCTGTGATGTCCAGCGCAGCAGCATCAGGTGCTGAGGCATAGTTAGAAGTAACACCTGGCAGATACAGATAGTTGCCAGTAGATACGAATGTACCAACGCCAGACTTGTTAATAGTAACTGTGTAGGCATTGCTTGAACGGTCTACAAATGTAGTCTGAGATGGCAGTGTGATTACTGAGGCATCAGCATCTAGGACTATTGTGCCATCAATACCGTTAAGGACTTGAGCACGGAAGAACTTACCCTTTGTTAAAGTAGAGGTTCCAGCATCTGCAGTTCCAATTTCTAGATTTCCACCACCGTCAAAGATTGATGTAACACCAGCGGTAGTTACAGTTGCTCCCAACTGTGTCCACGTTGTGCCGTCATCTGAACTAAAGAACTTGACATCATTACCACTGGCTCCGTTGTCCACATCGAGTGTGGCACGAACCCACTTGGTTGCTCCGTCGGCAATACTTAAAGCAACTGTAGAAGTTTTTGTTATTAAAGTACTACCGTTGGCAGACCATCTGAAGGTAAGTGTTGAATCAGAATTTACTAATAGTGAGTAACTTCTATTTCCACCAGACCATTTTCCAAGCATTGATTGGTTAGTTACGGCACTCCAGTCATCTAATGCAAACTTGGCACGTAAATCAATATCTCCTGTAACGGATAGTGGCGGTGTATCAGATACCGTCATATAGTTGCCAGAGGCACCAGAGAGGTAGACATAGTTCTCGGCTGCAGTTGAATGAGCCATATAGCGGTTGTTGACTTCCATATAGTCATCAGTACCAAAGAGCCAAGTAGGTTGAGTTACAGCAACAGTTTTGCGTCCAGAGGTGGATCGGTTGATGGTAACTGTTTGACCAGTAACTGCGGTAAAGGATGTAGCAGCACCTGTAGTAATAACTGAGGTGTCTACATCGAGGACTGTTGTACCGCCAATGCCGTTGAGGATTTGTGCGCGGTAGACTTTACCTGTAAGCGGAGTCGTACCGATATCAGGAATTGCTCCAATACGCACAGGTGCTGTACCGACATAAATGCTTGTAACACCAGCGTTTGTTACTGTACTTCCCAACTGTGTCCAACTTGTTCCGTTGTCTGATAAGAAGAACTTGACATCATTACCAGAGGCACCATTATCTACGTCTAATGTGGCACGAACCCATTTTGCTGTGCCATCTGTTACACCTGTTGCAATTGTACTTGTTGCCGTTGTAACCGTACTGCCATCGGCTGACCATTGAAAAGTAACAAAACCTGTTGAGTTAATTGCTATCTTGTAACTGCGATTGCTTAGTGTTTGCTTAGCAAGTAATTCATTTTGAGTGGCTGGAGTCCAATCGTCAAGTGCTCCATACCAACGTAGGTCAATATCACCTGTAATATCCAATGCTGCTGCATCTGGTACTTCCAAATAATTTGTAATAGACCCAGGCAGATACACATAATTAGTGCCAGTATGGTCTAGGAACTTAGGATCGTTAGAGTCTGCAGCAAGGCTAGAGCCAACAGTAGTTGGGAGTAGTGAGCCAGCAGTGCCATAGTTGGCAACCGTTCCTACGCCATTAACTGTAACTGTCTGACCAGTAGTAGCGGTAAAGGTGTCTAGGTTAGAAGACTTGTAATCGGTAGCAATGTTGACATCAAGGACTGTTGTACCGTCAATACCGTTAAGAATCTGTGCTCGGTAGATTTTCTGCGCTTGAGCGATTGCAAGATTTGTTTGAGCACCAATTTGAATTTCCGTTGTACTTACATAAATGTTTCCACTTGTTACAGTAACATTTGTTCCTAATTGAGTCCAAGTGGTTCCATCGGTAGAAGTAAAGAACTGACAGACACCAGTTGCTGCTACTCTAGTGGCTCTAATCCACCTTGCTACACCATTTGGAATTGATAAAGCCACTGTTGATTCAGCAAAAATTCCTGTTGTTCCATCTGAAGAAACTCGTAATTGAACCCCATTTGATGAGTTCATACCAAGGCTATAAGACCTTTGGTTGCCCGTAGATTGATATTTACCAATCCAAATTGAAACGGCAGAAGGCGCCCAGTTGTCCATTGCAACATAGACTCTTAAATCAATATCGCCAGTAATATCAAGATTGTTAGCATCTGGTACAGATAGACGGTTTCCGTCAATATTAGGCAGATAAACATAACCAAGGCTACCCCAGTTGGTAGGAGTAGCAGCATCTACATAGTAAGAAGCAGAGCGTGCAGTAGTTCCCTTAAGTAGTACCTCTGCTGGGTGATTGATGGTGCGTAGTGCATCAACATCAGACAAGCCAGTAGTTCCTGCTAGTTCATTACAAACTGCAGTAAGTCCCTTGTAATTATTATCTGTACGGTTAGGGTCAACAATGTAGTTGAGAGCACCCAATAACCCAAGACCTGAGGTACCTGCCCAAACGTTGGCAGCACCTTGCTCTTCTAGGAAGTCATCTCTATCTGGGTATACGCCATAGTTTGCGATACGGTTGAGTTCTGCACATAATGGACTACCAGTATTACCAGCCATTGTTTTGCCTTCCTTGTTGTACGATTAAATTACTTACCATTTAACTTTGTCAGCCCAGTAGGCTGCGCTCATTTTACCTTTTTGGATATTGGCTTTGTGACGAGCCTTAAAAGATTTCTGTCTTGCTGTTGGCTTCTTGTCGCCAGTGACACCCTGTTGACCAAAACGAATAGTCTTGACCTTGCTACCTTCTTTTGCTACAACAACGTGTGACTTGGTTGGGTGACTAGGTGTACGCTTTGGCTTGTTAAAGCCAGATACTCCTATTCGCTTTAGTCTAGGGTCTGTCATTTACTTAACCTTTTTTAGATTCGGATTCTTTTTCTTTGCTTTTGCACTTGCCTTGCGTGTAGATGATGCGAGGATTGCACCAGCAGACTTCATCGATACACCGCTCTTTTTTGCTATACTCTTCTGTGCTGCTTTGAAGCCCATACCCTTTGGCATTATCTACGCTTGCCTTTGCTGTCATAACGGTTTCCAATTAGGGAACCAAGGAATTGTCCACGTTCTGCTTCTGCTTTCTTACCAGCAGCAGATGCTGCTTTCTTTAATGCTGGTCGCTGTGAAGGTGGATAGTTCTTTGCCTTATCAGTTGCATCAACTGAACGGCTCCAAGCCTTTGCTGCTTCGGAGCCTTCCTTAACAACATTGCCTACATAGCCTGCAACAGGTCGGTAGATTTTGTCCATAAATGAACGGTCGCTTGCTGATTTACGTGTGCTTGCCATTTACTTCTTCTTTCTTACTGCTACGTTGTCTATTAGATTTGGATAAGGACGTCCTGCTGCTTTAGCACGAGCCTTAGCCTTAGCCTTTTGCGCTGCTGTTAGTGGAGTTGATTTCTTCTTAGGATTCTTAGTATCCCAAAATGGTTTCTTCTTCATTAGCACTTACACGCCTTATCTGACTTGCCACATAAGCGGCACTTGCCTGGTTTACGGATTGGCACTTACTTCTTCTTCTTCTTAGCAGTCTTCTTTACCATCTTTTTGCCAGACTTCTTTGCTTCTGCTTTAGCCATTGCCATACCCTTAGCGGTATATGGGAACTCTTTTCCGTTTACCTTTGGCATTTACTTCATCTTCTTCTTAGCGACAGCCTTCTTTGCAACCTTCTTGGCTACAGCCTTCTTAGCAGTCTTCTTAGCAGACTTCTTCATCATCATATCCATCATCATATTCTTGTTCATCATTATATTGTTCCTACTTCCTTTAGTACTTCGGTTGTATTTTTATTGATGTGTTGTGCAGGAGGCATCTTCTCAGCGTTGTAAGGTTTGTTAAGAACCTCACTAGCATTGTATGCTGCTTCCACGTGTTGCCTTGTTGTACCACCTGGTTGCATACCCTGAGCACGTGCGTCTCTGTATGCTTGGAGTTCACCAGTCCATTTCTTGTCAGATATGTCTCTGGTTGCATCTCCTGCATTCATCTGTAAAGTTTTTACTTTACATCCGAAGCAATCTTCATCACAGGCTGTGTGGTCTATTTCAATCTCTTCGTGCTCAAAGGGAGCATCTGAAGTTTCATCACACAAAGAACAACCCCACTTAAGTGCCTTGAAGTTGTGGTTCTCATCAAATCCAAAATCTAATACCTTGCTAATATGGATGTGTTCCATTGTGTCCCCTATTGTGCTGTAAAGTTTGCCTCTGTTACTCCGACATTGCCAGCAATTAATGCTGCCTTTGTTGCTTCACTTACTGTGTGGTTATATCCACCACGATAAACTTCTTGGTAAGTAGCCAAGTCACCATCTACTAGATAACGTTGTTGAGAGTAGACACCATCTTGTCTGATGATAGTAATGCCTCTATCAATCTTGTAAAAACTAAATAGGCGATGAGCACCAGCAGGTCCTTCTGCGACTACTGGTGTCTTGAATGTATATGTTGTCATTATTCTCCCTAGTTAACTTACTGATAGACAGGGGATTGCTCCCCTGCCCACCCGTCAATCAACTCTTATAGAGCGCCGATTGATGAACCTGATTCGATTCGGTATAGTGCTTCTTCGCGGTAGCGAGCAAAGCCAAGTACGCCGTACCAACCCATTGGGCGGAAGCGCATCAACTTGTCAACTACTGGTCCGATTACTACGTGTGGCTCTTCGGCAACTGCCTCAGCCATTGCTTGCTGTCCAGCAAGGATTGTGTCGTAGACACGTGTTACTGGAGTTACTGTGATTGTTGCTCCCACAGTTACAGCAGCAGAGTTAGCAACGTCAACAGTAAATGTTGTTGTTGAACCTGATGTTGCGATACCAGTAATCTTTGCAGATGTACCTACGCCTGTACCAGAAATCTTGTCTCCAACTTCAGCGCGTGTTGCGATAACAGATGATGATGCAACGCCGAATGTGAATGCAGCAGATACACCAGCAACTGTTGCTGTTGTTGTTGCTAGAGCAGTCTGGTCTGCACCAATCTTGTCAGAAGCAATACGTGGTGACTCGATGAAGTATGCACCTTCGTATGAACCGATTTCACCAGCCCAAATGTTTTCATTTGTCTGGTAGTTGTGTGGGTCGCGCCAAGCAGCAGCACCTGTCTCAGCACGAAGGTCGTGTGAAACTTCTGGGTGAATACCTGCCCAGTACATTGCACCCTTACGGTATGCAGCCTTGTTAGCACGCAACTTTGCAACAGCCTTACGGATGTTTGCGGAAGTTAGTGTTGCAGCAGCAGTAACTGTTGCTGATGATGTTGCAGTTGAACCTGAGTAGATTACGTTAGTTCCTGCACCTAGTGTCGCCATTGCAACTGTGTCGATAGAATCGGCAAGGTTGAATGCGATGATGTTAGCAACTGCTGGGTCTACGTCTGCAAGTGAGAAGAGTTCCAAAGCACGTGTTACCAATACAGAGTTACCGTACTCGTTAAGAGTAATTGTAACTGTGTTTGGTGTTGTCAATGAAACTGCATCTGGGTCAGATGTTTCTGTAAGAGCAGTTGTTGCCTGTGATAGGTCGTTGTACTTCTGTAGAACGACTGTTGAACCTGGTGTTGACTGGTTAGTTGGACGCTTATCTGCAACTGAACGAATTAGTGGTTCGGCGCGGAGAGCGAATTCGACAAGGCGGTCATACGCCTTCTGTACTAAACCAGCACCACCTGCGGTACCTCCGAGGGAAGCAGCGCCTGTTGATGTTGTGCCTGTGTATGATGTAGGCATTAGTGTGTCACCTCCAAGTGACTATGAACGGACATTACGATTGTGAGCGAAGGATTGACAAGATGTCGTCTGCACTTTGTGCAGCACCTAACTTATAATCTAAGTCTTCTGCTCTATCGGGCGTTACAGCATTACTAGTCAATGAGTCTTGCTGGCGCAATTGTGCGCGGTCAAACTCAGTAGTCTTTCGTGCTTCTTCAGCAGGTGTTAGTCCAAACAAATCAGCATTATCTTCAAGCCAGTTACTCACTGACTCTTCGCTAAAGTCTTCAATGTCTTTTAGAATTAACCGTGCTGCCTTTAAGTTAACGCCCTTCTTTTCAAGGACTTCTTTGACAGTTCGTTCACGCTGCTCCTTGGTATAGTTCTCAAGTTGCTCAGTGAGTTCTTTGATACGCTTTTCATCAGAACGCTTAGCCTTCCGTAACTTTTTAAGTAAGTCACTTCCGTCTGGTTGTACATCCGTGTCGGTATCTAGGTCATCGTCTTCGTCGTCCCAGTAGTTGTTGCTCATAGCAACGCCACCCTTCTATTCGTTGTAGTCGCAAGCCACAGTATCTAGTCGGGGAACTAGGCTGGCTCTTGCTACCAGTCTTATACGCTATGTGGGCTGGTCGGTCACATAGGATTCTTTTGTTGTTAGATACGTCCTGCTGTTGAAGAGGACTTAGTACTTCCAGAAGATAGAGCACCTTGTCCTATACCTGCTGAACCACTAAATGCCGCACGTTCAAGTGAGGCTAGTTTCTTACGCTTTTCCATTGCGCTTGCATTAGACTTAAAGAACTCTGATTCGCCTGCTGCTTGGTCGTATTTAATATTAGCCTGAGAATAAATACTGCTAAGTTTCTCAGCGGTAGGAAGTACTTGACCAATATTTCCATAACCAGCAATTGCTTGCTCGCGAGTAACGCCATACCTCTGTAGGTCTTCAATACGTCCAAAGCCGTAGTCAAGACCTGCTTGACTAGCGGCTGCACCAATTTCGCCCATGGAAACTTTCTTTTGCAATTCAGGTAAAGTATTCTCTGGGTCAAGGAAGTAACCCACTAAATCCTGTTGAGATATAGTTGGGCTGTATGTACGAATCATTCTCATAATTTCAGGGTCTGCATTCTGCACACGGTCTACTGCCATGTTAACGCGCTTGCCAACCTCAGTTGGAGAAACTGCTCCACCAATTAACTTAGCATAGGTAGCACGAGTACCAAGTTTTGATACTCCACCTGCTCTAAGATATTCAGCATAAGAGTTTTCCTGTTGAATATAGTTGGCTTCGCTTAATGCGTTAAGCCCATTCTTTAAGCGTGTTTCATTACCAGAAAAACGAGCCTTGTATGTAGGCAATGCACGCAACTCAAGTACCATTTGGTTAGGACCAATTTTAGGATTGATTAAAGCACCCTCAATATACTTAGATAGTTCAGAGTACTCTTCTTCGCTAAAGCCATAGTCTTGAATTGTTGCACGAATTGTAGCAAATGCATCACGTTTTTCATTTAACTTTTTTGCTTCTTCTACAGCAGCAGCCTGTCGTGCCGCTAATTCTTCTTTGCTCATGCCATCGCTTTTAGCATCAGAAGGTGGCAATACATAACCAGTTTCAGGGTCAATGGTTCCGCCTATTGATTTTGCTACCTCAGCAGCATTTACCTCTGCATCTAACTGTGCTTGTGTCTTACCAGTGTTGCCAACTTTTTGAGTATAGTAAGCATCATCTGGAGTGACTACGTTAGTGTCTGAGTCAGGTGTTACTGACATTCCAAGAATTTTCTTTTCAGCATCAGTTAATGGTTGGTTGCTTTGTAATTTTCTAAGAGCCGTTGCTGCATTAGTTTGTGCCATATTACATGCCTACCTTTCCCCATGTTTTTAGGATTGCATCAATAAATTCTGCTGAAGATTCGTTAGCCTTCTTAGTAAAGCGCCAGTTAGGGTCGCTACGAATACCCAATAGATAATCATTCTGGTCCATTAAAGAAGAACCCTTAATTGCTTTCTGTACATTGTCATTAAAAATATCTGTTGTACCTGGAGCAAGTTCAAGTTCAGAATCACGAGTCTTCTGGTAGAAAGAAGCAATATCGCTAACCTTTAATCCACCATCAATATAAGTTCCCAGAGTAGAGTAATGAGCCTTTGCTGCCTGCGTCATAGACTTTATCTGTGCATCTACTGAGCCTCCTGGAAGGAGGGCTTTAGCAGCACGTGCAACAAGGTCATCCTTGTTTACAGGTACTCCCATATCATATGAGTGGTCAAGTAACTTTGTATAGTTATCACCAATAAGACCGCCAGTCTCCTGCAATCTCTCATAGTCAACACCCTTGATACCTGTGCTTACTGAAGTCTTACCAGTCTTAGCGTTCTTTACAGAACCACCCTTAGTAATAAAACCAACTCGCATTTCAAGACGGTCTTGGTCTGACAACTGTACGTATGAAACGCTAGAACTAGAACGATTACCAAAAATGTCAGTAGTGCTTGTACTTGTGCTTCGGCGATTTAATTCAGTAGCATGTAATTTATTCCAGTATGCTTCTGCAAGTGTAGGTAAGTTGTTAACTAAATCTGGGTCACCAACATACTGTTGAACTGTACGATAAAACTCAGCCAATGCATCTTCACGAGTAGTTAACCCACTAGAGCGAGCACTCTCGCTTGTTGGTGTAGCAACCTGCGGGCGAGACATAACATATGAATCAAATGTATATAGTGCACTAGGTAGTGGAGCATTAGGATTCTTTTCTAATGCTATTGCATTTTGTGTACCAGCGTTAAAGTTAGATACAGATACTTCTGACATAGCACGCTTGATAGCGTTCTGGAATGCTACGTCTTTATCTGGTGAAGCAATAGATAATCTAAACTCTTTATCAGATGTATAGTAGGCACGTAGTTGTGCCTTATAGCCCTGCATGTTTGTAGCAGTTACACCAGTTAAACTAGACTGAACAATCTTATCTAAGTCTTGTGTGTAGTATCCAGTGCCATCAGCAGTAGGAAGAATAACAACAGCCTTAGGCTGTCCACCCTTAACTGGTACCATAGATACATAAGGAGAAGACTGAACTCCACCTGTAGTAGAACCAGAGTTAAGTACTAATGTACCATCGGTAAACTTAGACCACTCAGTAGTTGGTGCTGTCTCCATTGCTGGCAATTGATTGTCATTACCCACAACTGGAACATTTGTTTTACCAGTTGATGTTGAACTAGGCTTAGGAGTAGCGGTAGGCTTAGGACTCTTGCTGGCATTAGCCTTTGCCAGTGCTTCAGCAGCGGCTGTTCTTGGGTCTGGTGGTGTTGTCATATATTATTTGCCCATCGCTACGGTTGGAATTGTGTATAGGTCATCAAGGTAAGGCTTAATAACAGAGTTAAATGCTTCAGAAAGAATAGGATTTGCTGAAGAGTATTTCTGTAAATTAGCCATACCGTTACGCAGTGTGTCATCTACTACAGTTTGTCCATCAAACTGTGAGCGGATATTGACATCTTCAAGAACCATTGCCATACGCTTTGCTAGTGGCAACATCTGTTCAACTAACTTCTTACGTGGTCCCTCTGCAATAACTCCAATAAACTTAGGGTTGTTAACCATTTGGTCTAAGTGATTAAAGCGTTGAGTTAGTAGGGCACGTGTTTCAAATGATGAGGTACCTAGTACTGTTTTAAGGGCGTAGTTCTCAGCAAGCATATACTTCTTTGTAGCATCTGCTTGTGCTAAAAGTTCCTGACGATAGGTAGCACGGTTGCGCTCAGTATTGTTAGGGTCATTTAACTTACGGTCTACCTCACGGTCAATGTTATAGTAATCATTGCGTGCCTTAACTGCTGCCAATGTTGTCAGGTACTTCTTGAATCCAGCACCATTCATATCAAATGGATTATCTTTAGCCTTAATAAGGTCGCTTGCTTCCAAGAACTTAATAACAGATGGGTCATATTCACCTGTATGTGGGGCAAATACAAAGGCTACATCAGGGTAGGCTTTAAGTAATTCGTTATTATTGATAACCCACTTCTTTGTTTCTTGTGTATATCTAATAGCAACCTGTGCTTGCTTTGTGTTAGGGCTTACAGTGTAAACAAGTTTATCTGGATTAGAAGCAACAAACATAGATACTGCTGTACCAATAGGGTCTTCAAGACCATAACCATATTTAGAGTTAACATCTAGTACTGCACGAAGTATGTCACTAAAGGCTGTACTCATTTTAACAATGCCAACCTTGCGCAGTTCTGGCGGAATGTTAGGTTCAGTCTGACCAATAGGTGCACCAGAAAGAGTATTGAATCCCAGTTTTACAGAAACAACATTATGTGCTGCTAAGCGTAGACGCTCATACCAAAGTTGAACCTTCTCTGCATTCTTGTAATCTTCTGGGTTCAGCCTAGTAAGTTCATTAGCCTGAAGGAATGTTGCAGCCTGCACAATAGTACTTGCTTCGATAGCAGTCTTGTGTTCTGGGTCGAATTGACCCCAGATGTTTAGCAGGTTGCCAGGAACAATAGCCCGTACCCATGTTGTGTTATCAGACTGTGGTCCAAGAATCCAGTTATCTAGATTGTCACCAATGTTCTTTAGTGTTGGATTATCAGATAAACTAAGAATTGCTTTTGCTGTTAGCGTTGGAACAGCCATAGTAGGACCAGTAAGTGATGGAACACCAGCACCTTCTCCATAAGAAGGGTTAAGTAAAGATAACTTTAATGTTGATTGATTCCATGCTGGTTGCTTTTT